ATTGCAGCAAAGTCTGCACCTGGTTGGAAGACAATATTGACATGATTACGTCCTGAGTGCTGGACTGCAGGATCGTTCAGATCAAGAATGTCTGCACTATACACAGGCGTATCTTTCGTCGCAAGTGACAGGTTCCCGAATATAAGAAGTGCATCTCTAGCCATTTGTATACCTCCGTTATGAGATTACCGATTCAGTGTCGGTAATTGCTTCCATGAACATCACTGGGATGCCCACAAATCTGGTTACAGGACCAAATCCCTCGATGTCCTGAATCGAGTAAGCTGCGTTTGACTTCTCATAAGCGAGAGTCTCAACGATTGCATGGATGGTTCTGTTTGCGAATGCAACAGCATCTTTTCCGATGTTCGGCAGCTGGTTTTTCATCTTAATGAATGTCGCATGAGGAAGAGAACTGCCGGTTACCGGGATGTTACACATGCGCTGGAGGGCCTTGTCATTCTTGATCTCCATACCACCTGAGATCTCGAAGTGACGGATCCATGCCCACATCTTTCCAGTTCCAGTTGGCACGTCAATATAGTGCCGACCGCGGTCTTCTGTATTGATGCCAGGAGCCATGCCAGGAGCATATCGAAAATTGAATCCTTCCTTACCGAACTCGAGCAGATACAGACTTGACTGATCTCCAGTTGTTCCGCCGCCTGACCATACGATCTTGCTGTCAATGGCTGCACGTCTCTGTGCAAATCCCTGAAAACCATCTTTGTTGTCAACACTGTAGATAACCTGCTTAAGCCAGTCATCCAGGAACCCTTTCGTGTTTGCAACATCTTCTGAATCACGAACAGATTTCTTGTCCTTTGCTGCTTTCAGCAGTGTGTCATCTACCAGAGAATCTGCCTGGTAAAAAGCAATCGGTTCTACGAACTCATCCGAAGTTGAGCTGATTGTAGGAACCGCACCGTTGATTTTTGTGAAAGCGCCTTTCCCAAGTCGGACTGCTTTCAACCATTTGTGGAAAGATCCATTATTGGACGGATACCACGGGGCGAACTGCAGAAGGTCGTTGCGTTTAACAAGCTCAGCGAGAAACTCAAGCTGATTTGTATAGCCTTCACGCTTCTGAGCCTCGACAATATTCATCATTTGCGTCGAAGTTATCGTAGCCATATTCCTTACCTCTTACATAAAAGATTTCGTTATTCTGGCAACGTTTCCTGCGCTCATGCTCATCGAGTCCCTGCTCGGTTCCTCGTTGCAGTCTTGCCCAGTCCCGTATGCGCCATACTCACACAACCTGTGCTGTACACAGTTTCGTATATGACGCAAGTACATAGCAACAAGCTACGGGAAGGCTATGTCTCCTTCTGCTTACTGCCCTCTACGTACTTATTGAACTCGTTTGAATACCAGTTCCCCGGAAACCCTTCGTCCTCATTCTTTTCTTCCTCAGTGTCGGATTTCTTTTTCTGATCCTCGGTATCTTTGTCCTGTTTATTATCAGGCTCATCACTCTTTTTCTTGGTTGTGTCATCTTCCCCAATCTGCTCAAGAAGATCATCAATATATCCCATTATTTACCTCCTACAGCTTTTGTGAACTCTGGTGAGTAATCTCCAAATACTCCGTCTGTCTTTTGCCCACCAATGGATGTCTGGCCGTTTACAATGCTTCCGCCTCTGGCGCGTTCATCATTCGCAATCTTCATGACGAAATCCGCGCTATATATGAGGCCGGTATCTTTGTAGACTTTGCCAAGCCCAGTACGCTGCATATGCTGATTAAATAGATTCACAGTCTCTCTCGCAGCACGCTCACGTTCAGCCTTAACTGGATACGCGTCCTTTAACTGTGCTATCAGTCGAGCATCGAATGTTTGTACTTGCTTCTGTTTGTTGTCAGCCATTAACTGCTGCGATGTGTAATAGCTCTTCCCGAGCACCTTCCACATTGCATCAGCCTGCTTATGTGTCAAACCAGCACGCATGAACTCGCTTCGCATCTGTTTCTCAAGCGTCCCACTCATCTCTTTCGGAAAACCAACATCTCCAAGCTTGTATCCATCCTCGCTCTCTGGTACACCCATCTTTGTGAAAAACGCCTTAATATCATCTATGCTTGCATCCTTTCCTGGGATCTCAATGGCTTTTTCCATGCGCTTTGCAAGATCAACGTACGCATCTGCAAGATCGTTGGTCTTTGGTTTATCACCAAGCAGCTTTACATACTCTTCATTCTCGCGTCTGTCCGGGGAAAGCTGAGAAAACCATTTAGGAAGCTCTGTCTTCTTCTCATCGTCAGGCTTCTTTTCTTCGGGCTTCCCTGCCTTTTTATCCTGCTCCTTACTGTCTTGCGAATCCTCATCTGTTTCAGTTGTGGTTTTGCTATTGGCCTTGGTATCATCTTCGGTGTCTGACTTGTCAGTATCGTCTACGCCTTTCCCTTGCGTATCTTCCTGATTTTTTGGCTCATCAACTACTGATTCTGTTTCTACTTCAGTCGTCTTTGTCTCAGCATCTTCTGCTGCGTGCTCTACATCTCCGCCTCCGCCTCCTGTACCGTCATCAGGTGTTAGAAGAAAGGGAAGGGTGTTCATTAAAAACCATCTAAACATTTCATGCCTCCTACTGCAAATCTATAAACGAAGCAGCATCACCGATCTTGTCTACGTAGTTTGACAAGTTCGACACTGTTGCTATTCCGATCTTCGCAAGCAGCCAGTTCGCGACTGCTATCTGGTTAGGATCTATCTTGCTCGGGTCTGCAGAGAAAAAGCCAAGCCTGTTCAGCAAGTCAGCTAACACTGCTTTCCCGTTTGGATTGCAGAACACATCCTGATAGATACGTCTCTCAAACTCTGCCTGGTGTAGTTGATCAAGTCGCTCTCTCTCAAGCTCTTGTTCTGTTGCCATGTACTCTTACCTCCTTCTCTGTCCTTGCTGCTGATTCATAGACTGTTCTACAGGGCTACCTTTCTCCGGTGCTTTGCTTCCCTTGGCAATTGCATCGTTCTGTACTTTCGCTGCTTCAATAGCCTGTTGCCGCTTCAGTTGATCTGCCTGCATCTGTGCCCTCTGCGCACGGATATCACGCACCTTGTCATCTTCACGAATCACTCGGTTGTCTACGCTGTAGGCTTCTCCTGCAAGTTCTGCATACTCATCGAAGTCAACCTTGTCGAGTATCGGAAGATATATCTCTGAAATACCGAGGATCTCCGACAAGAACTGCTTAGTCGTGTTCAGCCCCTGTGCTCTCTTCTGCAGCATGGTAAGCGGTGAAATAAAGTCAATGTTTATGTTTTGTTTATCCATACCCGCAGGCGGTTTATCTAGTCTCCGAGACTCCATCTCAAGCTCGTAGATCGCCTCAAGAACCGGTTCTATGAACTCATGTGCAAGACGGGAAAAAAACGATGCCATGATCGCACTCTTCTCATCCTGAAGTGCTTGCACTTCTGTCGCTGTCTTGTTCTTGTCCTGACTGGTCATAAGCGCAAGGAAGAAGTCAACATAATAGGATGATCTCACCTGCTGTTGCAGCATCTGTATCCTCTGTTCTGTCCAGGAGAGATTGCCTGTCACATTCTGTGGTTGAAAGTCTTCACCAGGCTTGAGATCAGTCATTCCGGACGGATAGAAGTTGATCTGCAGACCAGCAGTCTTTTTAATCGGCGGCCGCCCCTGTAACTGTGACAGACGTACCTGGTCTGAACAGATAGATTGCAGCATCTTGATATTGGAAATCTGCACCATTCCAGGAGAATCCACTCCCCATGGTGATCCACACGGATTCTTGGCCCAGCGCCAAGCAAAGAATCGTTTCTTTTCAAACCGCTTTGCCTCTACAGGCTTATCCTTATCAATATCTGCCCAGTAAAGCGATATGTATTCATCCTCTCCAGGTACATCGAGTTTGATCTTATTGTTTGGACCAATGTAGTGAGAGAACATATACAGTTCTCCGATATTCTGACTTTTTCTCATCTTATCCGGAATGTTTTCCTCTCCGAACTTATCAATTGCTTCTTCCTTTGAGAGATAGAAATCCCGAATAAGCGTGTCTACTTCTCCGTGCTGGTTCTCATCAATGACGTAGGTGCCGGGGTGGAGTGTGTGGAATATGGGTATATTTCTTTTTTTGTCCTCATCTAGCGTCATGACAGATGTGCCAAAATCAAAACCGCACTTTACGAATGCACGTGATTCATCGTAGTAATTCGACTTGTCAAGCTGTGCGTATATCTTACGCTCCTGCTTCTCAAGCCATTTTTTATTAGCATGAACTTCCATCAGCATCTTGTTTTCAAACTGCAGCCTGAACCATGCAATAGAACGCCCAAACGCATACCCCTGCAAACCGTCTGCTGCTATGTTCGATGCTTCAATGCCTGTCGTGTCGTATAGATCACGATAGTTTGGCGCACTTTCTGTTCCTGGCTTCCCAATGGTAGCAGACGAATAAGATGCAGCCAGATATGTGATAATATCATTCCATGTAGACTCATGGATCGACCGGTATTCTTTGAGTTTTTTATTCAGCTTCATGATAGATTGCATCTGTTCTTTTGTAACTGCCATTAAATCTCTCTCCTTAATCAGTCAAGATATGCAAACGGATCCCAGCTTGCATTCTTCTTTTCCTGTACTACTCGGTCCTCGGACTCAGTTACTCTTCTGTATGTCATCCACCAAGCAGCCATTAAGTACGTAACAACGAAGTCATCATGGATATCATCCGTCTCATTCTCATACTTAGTCCTGCCTGTCTTCTCATTCACCTTGCCCTTAAAGCTCATCAGCTGGCGTTTGAAGTCATCGGAATGCTGAATGTTTGGGGCTACTCGCATGCGCCCCTGCTGCATGATGATCATGCCTGCATGCACCAGATCCTCTTTCGGCACGTGCATCTCTTTGAGCACCGATGCAGTCCTGAACATCGTACTGCTCCCGCCGAATACCTTACCGAACTCTGCATACACCGGACGCGCCTCATTACCTCCCGTGAAGACAATCGGCAACGGCATCAGCCCCTGTTCTCGCATAATGTCAACAACAGCCTCTCCAACTCCTGTACCGTCAACAAGCAGCTGTGCATTATCTATCAGGTTTACCCGCTTCATCAACTCCATGACTGCTGCAGCCTGCTCTGTATAGCGTATAGCCTGATACTTGGCCATGTATACCAAGTCGAGGAAGGCTACGATCTGATCAGACCTGCCTGACTCTCTTGGGAAGTGCCTTACGTCCGGTGTGATTCGATATACCTGGATAGTCGTATAGTCTCGTTTCTTCGCTATATCCACTGCAATGATATATTCTTTGTTTGTATCGATCCCTACCATGTCTTAATACGCTCCTTCTATTGCTTGCAGGCTTGGGGCTTCGCCAAACATATCTTCATTGTCAAATCCTGCTACGTTCTGTGCGAATGCTCTTTCAATCTCGTCATAGCTGAATACCATGTCTTCCTGCTCGACGAACTCACAGCAGTACTCCTGCATGTATTGCTGTCTGCCCATCGCCTCAAGCTGATCAATCTGCTCTTCTAGTGTGTAATGCCTCGGTGAATACCATGCTGCTATGCCATGTTTTGCCCTGTCCTGCCTGAATAGTGATTCTTCCATGTAGGGTATCAGGTTCCATTCGTCGTTCGGGTCCACTTCCCACGGTGATCTGATCTCGTATTTCTCCCACCTTTTTGAGATGGTATATGAATCATAGAAGAATCCCTGCTTGCCGTTCGGGGTGGATATGCTGAATAGCTCGCAGTCAGGATTATCTGTAAGCATCGGCCGGACACCTGACTTGTAGACAACATCAGGAATACGGGATGACTCATCGAGCACAAGCGTACGCGGATTTGAGTATCCACGTGCGGATCTCTCTGTTGCCGGGATGATGATAATACGGCTGCCATTAGATAGAACAATCTTTTCCTGGCTGTCAGACTTGATGTCGGGATATGTAGGATCAACTGATATGAAGTCCTTCACCTTGAGAATATCCTCTGTCGCCTGCTTCTCGGTTGGCGCCAGGATAATATTCAAACTCTTCGGGTAATACTTTGCCGTATGGCACGGAACAGCGGAAACAATGGTTGACTTACCGCTCTGCCGGGCTCCGTTTATTGTCTTACGCCTATGCCGAGATTGCAGCACTGATTTCTGCCACTCGAACGGTGTGAATCCAAGGGATGCGATGTACAGCGGTCGGGAAAGTCCGTATGCGATCTCTTGCATAGCTTCACGTACTGCTTCATCCTGCCTGCTCTTAATTGCCATTTGTGACACCCTCCACAAGTCTCTGCATAAGCTCGGGCTGGTCTGCTGTCTCTCGCTCAATAACCTTCACCACGTTCGTGACGATACTGTTATTCTGCGTGATATTGATATCAACATTCGTAACGTCCTGGACAAGACCAGCAATCTTCGCAAGGCTGTCCAGCTGTTTGTTGAGAGTCTGCGCGGTATCAAGGATGAGTTTTCGAGGATCACTGATCTTGCTCTCGACTTTTATAATTTCCTCATCATCTCGCATTGCTCGGTTGAGTAGTTCCTGAAGGTTTTCTTTTTTCCTGATACGAATTTCTTTTCCATTACCATCGTCCATGATTAAGTGATATATTACCTGATGTTCATGAGCTCTTGGATCAAGGTTGTACTTGCTTGGATCGTCTGTGTCCTCTAACCATTCATTACAGGCATCGTACATCTTCTGGACGTACACAATAGTCTCTTCAATCCTCTCTAGGAGAGCAGCTCCGCCATAACCACCATTAACCAAGGCATTTGCAGCATCCTTCCGTAACTGTCTATATGCATATCTCTTCACAGCACTTTCTGTTAGGCCGTAATCGTTCGCTATCTTGTTGTATGGTTCTTGATTGATAAGAGCTCTGATGATTGCTTTCTTTTTCGGATGCTTGTTCACACTGAATGCGTTAGCCATGCCTAAAATGCCTCCCATTCTGTTATCTCATCGACCTCTCTTGAAGAAACTTTGTACTCGTGACATCTGATAGTCGGCGCCGTCCTGTAGACCGCAAATGGATCCTTACCCAAAGGCTTGCATATCTGGATCTGACGCACCCCGCGCGGCAATCTTATCATCTTGTGTTCGTGGCTGAGTGCCATACTCCTTCTGCTTTCCCTTGCTGCCTGATCGTAGTCTTGATATATTCTCTCCGCCATGCTCAAACTCTCCTTTCATTCTTCGTTTTGTTGCTGTCCCTCCATCAAGGACAATTCCTGTTTCTGTATCAAAGATCTCAAGATCTCCTGTACTAGTTTCCCTGATGTCAAACCCACAATGCATTGGTATATCGAATGTCGTGTGTCCATCCAGGCTTCCACCGTAGAAAATCAGCCGCTTGATAGTGTGTGGTTTAACCCCGTGCGCACGTGCGCATTCTGAGATACTATCCCACTCAATAATGTCCTCAGTATGGCGATACTCATTTACCAGCAAAGGACCAATAAGCTTTTCACTCACGTAGTCACCTCCCATACTTTCACGCCATGAAACGTCGCATCTTCCTTTTTCATCGGTTTCTTGCCTGCATCTGATCTAAGATGATTACTATTTTCAAACATATTCAGCACAGCAGTCTTTACTACTCCTGCTTTGAGAGCATCTACTGTCAAACCTTCACACGCTTCCAGACAAGCTTTTGCCCATCGTTCTTGATCTTGATCCAAACCGATTTGTACCATCTGTTTTCTGTCTATCTCTTCGATTAACTGATCTATTGCTTGATCGTGTCTGTTATTCATTCAGCTACCTCCATCCCATAGTTTTCTACTTCACGCAGCCAGTCTGCGAATGTAACCGCCACAGCAAGTGCTGCCCACATATCAGCTGCGAATCCATAGAGCGGACCAGGTTTCTTCTTCGTCCCTATCTGCGGCGTCTTGCCTCCACCTGTAGGTGGATACATATCTATTAACGCCTGGCGTACATTGCTGTCCTTCGCCCTGGTTGATCTGCACAGGTGCATCGCAACCGACTCGATGCCGTGCGTCTTGTTTACTGACTTCCGGTAAACCTTGTATGTCTTATACGGACCGACTAGCATAGAGAACATTCCAACCCATACGCATGTATCAAAAACTGTTCTTCCCACTGCCATGCCGTAGGATGCGGGCATCTCGATTGCAAGATAACCAGGTTGAGGGAATAGATCAGCAATCAGCTTCATCAAGCTCTTGTTGTCGAGTTTTCCCTTATCGATCACGTTCTTTCTCTCGTCTATGATCACGTACCCGCTGTATTCGTTTCCCGGATCTATTGCCAGGATAGTGCTGCTTTTCTGATTCATGTTTCTACGATCCTCCATGTATAATTTTATCTATTAGTTGCGTTTTCACTGCATTGCTTAAACCTGGTGCGAGTGGTTCTATCGTGTGAATGAATCGCGAATGAGAGAGAATGGTAGTGAAGTCAAACGTCTGCTGAAACTGGAGCAGGTAAACGATCAGGCTGACAATAACTGCACCTTCAATAGCTCCGAGAGCAAATCCAAGCACGGTATCAAAGAGTTCAAGGTGTGCTACATCAACGATGTCTACGAGCACCACGAGAAATATTTTCATCATTACCCACCCGAGTATGAACATCATCATGAATGCAGCGACTTCCATCCATCTTCCAAATAGATCAGTTGCTTGCGTAGGAGCGTACTGTGTAACGGGTGCTGAGAACATGAGCGCAACGGAAAGACCGACGAACAAGGCAGACTTGCTTGTGAACTCAACAATGAATCCCTTAAAAGCAATACGGATTGCCATAAGCATGATCACTGCAATAGCGATGTAATCGGCTATATTCATGCGACCACCTCGCGTTTTCTCATCCGATAATTCTCCCAACCCGATAAGTTGAACGTCTTTCCTTCTTCTCGGATCCTATCGACGACTGACGGCCCCACGACATCGACAAGTTCATCGCGGCTTGAGTTTGTAATGAGCATCGTCGGAAGCATCTCGTTATATCGCTTGTTGACAAGACGGTAGAGTGCGATGAACTCGGTCTGTGAACCGTATCGCTTATCGACCTCATCTATGACCAGGTAATCGCATCGTTCAAGCTCTGAGAGATCACCTGCAGTCTTGTCACCGAAAAGAGCCTTTACCTGGTCAAACAGGTCTGCAGCAAGCATGTAGATACCGGTCTTGTCATACTCGATCTGATGCCGGATAGTCGCAAAAGCGAGGTGAGTCTTTCCGGTCCCATTCGGCCCGAAAATGATGCAGGAGTTCCCGGCTTTCAGGTAGTCGACAAGCACCTGGTGTTGGTCTGTAAGGATCTCGAATTTATCGAAGGTTGCATCGCGGTATCGTCTCGGTATCTGGCTGATTCGTTCCTTGATTCGTGCTGATCGTTCCTTGAGCTTCTGCTCTGCCTGTCGTGCCTGTTCTTGCTCTTCGCTGATTCTGGCTGTCTCAGCAAGCCTTGAAAGTGTAGCCTGAAAACCTCTAGTTTCTCCTGCTTTCTCCATCTTTACACCTCCTGAAAATTATCTTCGGTGAACTCGTAGTCATAACCCTCAGTGGTCGCATACTTCGGCTTCTTGAGCTTCTTCTCGCGTTCCATCTGTGCCTTGAGTGTAGGGTACTTCTCCCGGAGTTTCTTCCCGCTGATGATGTTCGGGAACCAGAAGTTTCTGGGTTCTTTCGCCCACGTGATCACCTTGCGGATCTCATCAGGGGGTCTTCCGTCGATACGGATCAGCTTCTCGATGTCTTTCGCCCATGACTCGGGCTTGCCTTTGTATTTCGGGTCCTGCTTCTGGTGGAGCTCTTCAATCAAGTTGGAAAGTTCTGATGCCTGCTGCATTGTTTGTGAAGTCGGTTGCGACTCGTCAGAGTTGCTACTCTTCTTAGAATCAGAATCAGAATCAGAATCAGAATCAGAATCAGAATAGTTCCGAGGGTATGTATAGGGTACTGATAGGGTATCTATAGGGTATTTATATCCTATCTCTTTCATGAACCCTAGGAGGCTAGGAGGCAGGTTTTCTAATAAAGCGACAATTCCATCTTTTATTTTTGATCTTTTCTCCCATTGCTGGTGTTTTGGCCATGTCGGAAGTATCATCCACTCATCTTGATAAAAAAATACTTTCCCATCTCGTGCAAATTTATCAAGCATTGGACGCAGAGTTCGTTCATCATACCCGGTGTCGAACGCAATACGGTCCAGCGTTATCTCATAGACACCAGCGATATTAGTCAGCGGGTTTGTCATAAGGTATAAATACAGATATCTGTCTGCCGGATTAAGTGACCGTATCCATTTATCGTCCCAGAATGACGTGCTTACATATCGTTGTGTTGCCATCACTTAACCTCTTTATTAAAGTTATTGAACCACTTTTTCAGTTCCTCAATCTCTAATCTAAGACGCTCTTCTCCAGGGTTTTCAGTATAGTCAACTTTGTGCCGGTTAACTGCTACACGGACATTATGGCAGCCTGTTTCTGGACAGAAAATTAAGTAATCAGTTATATACATATCAGACAACTTCCCATCGCTATCGCTAATAAGTTGAGAAAAATATTCTTCACGATCTACGACCTTACATCCTGAATTGCCGAATACTTCTGAGAAGATATCTTGTCCTTGATTATCTTCTTTCTCCTTCTTAGACTCATTCTCTATTCGTCTCTCAATCTCCTTGTACGTCTCGAAGGCGTAATCAACCTCTGGAGATTCACTTCCGTTTCTTACAAGAGAACTTAAATTCTTCTGGATTCTAAGCTCCTGACTTGAAACATATGCTGCTGATAGATTTGCTATTGCGTTTGCTTTATTGTTCATTACCTACACCCTCACTCTCACAGCTTTTTGATATTCGGAGATCCCACCACCCTTAGCCTTGATGCCGTAGTGATCCTTCTGTTCTCGCAGCCGACGAAGAATTGTAGAATCCATCGGGTAGATATCCCGGCCGTGTATATGAAGCAGAACCCTGACTCTCTGACAAAGCTGGTATCCAAGAAAGGTCTTCCCCATGGGTATTTCTTCGAGCACCTCTTTGACCGCATCCTCAATCGAATAATCGACAAGCTTGCGTTTTTTCTTCTTCGTCTCTGTTTTGTTTTCTGCTGCCATATTTTCCATACCGTTCCTCCTTTAGAAACGAGAGGGTAGTACCGACTGTTCCAAAAACTACTCCGAGAAGAACATAAAGGGTTATTGAAATCACTTTCTTCCCCTTAATGTACGGTTCTTTACTCGAAGTCTTTTGTTTAAGTTTCTGGCGTGTTCTCGCACGTCTGAGGTATGGGCATCTTGTCCTGGTAATAGGATGCACTTCTCAAGCAGGTTTTTTATATCCTGCTCGTCTGTAATACTCTGTTTTATAGAGTACACAAGGATTACGATAAAAGATATTGTTGCAAGCGAAGCTGCTATTAAGATATAATCCAGAACTGCGAGATCCATACCACGGTCTCCCAAATTGTCCCCCGGCCTGACCTCTTACCGCTGGCCGGGGGCTCTTGAAACTATGAAATAACTGCCATTTCACTGATGACTCAGATCCTTGTCGTCGTAAAAGAAAAACCGTGCGTTTCTTAGCTCGCCAGCTTTGATCACCCGATCAACGATCGGTATGGGAGCGACAGGACTCGAACCTGAAACCGTTGACCACGGTCTACCCTAGCAGATGGTACCAATTCCGCCACGCTCCCGGGTGAGCAGTTTCACGTCATGCTCAGGACGGCAGTTGTATTTCCGTGCGTAGGTCGCAACCCTTATTTATTTCCGGTCAACGACCGGGCTATGCTCAGCTATAATAAATTCACAATCATCATCCACATAGAACCCCTGCGCTTTTGCATCTTCCGCACTTACCAAGTGTCCTGGTACGCAATTGATAAATCCCTCTCCACAAGGCATAAGATCATCATTTCTGCACCCGCAATCTTCTGTACAGAGTCCGTCAAATCCATTCTTCTTTAAGTAATCTTTTACGATTTTTTCTACGTTCATCTCTTTACCTCTGTCAGTAGTTCCACCACCTTGAAACTTATCACCCATACCCAGGGATTTGATTCCCAGGAGTAACCACGTTTGACGTTTAAAGAGTTCCAATGATCTTTGAACACAGTTAAGATTGCACTACCTTTTATAAGGTCGTTATCGTATGGAGCAGTCTCAATATCGATACATCGAGAAGCGTGACTTGATTCTATATCGACCCCCTCAGTAATTGCATCTTCTTCGCTGATATCCTGCAACCGCTCAATACGGATGTCTGTAATCTCAAGCGTGATCCGTGAAGCCCATCTGGGCATAAACATTGGCGAACGCCATTTGTTATATGACACGATATCATCTGCCTTATATATTAACCTCTCCCCACCTGCTAAAACTTGTAAAAAGAAAGCATCTGATTTGTCATCGTCCCATAGTGCGCTTTCAGTTGTCCATGTTTCCCGCACCCACAGCCGATCACCTATTGCTCCGTATGGGCATCGATCAATCATTTTTTTATTACTGACATCGTTCCATTGTGCCCACCTATTTCGGTAATGAAAATCATATCCATCAGTATCCGATTTTCCAAATTCTGTTATTTGCCCACCACGACGGCAACGTACAGATTTTATTACCCGCCGTGTCTGCGTCTTTCGTTCATCAAGGATTGCCCTGACTGATTCGGCGCTCATGATAATTGGTCGTTCTTTCATTCCTTCACCTCCGGTAGTGGTGGTAGTGGACTATTTTCTCTCCAATATAGCGGAAATATCTCATAATCTTCACCCGTTTCTATGTCGTGTTCAGTAAACTTGCCGTCTTCAAACCAATCAAGAGACTGATATAAATAATCGATATCTTTGTTTACATTGAAACGATGGAGCGTTAAATAATTATCTTCTTCCTCCGGCAACCTCTCACTCACAGGTATCCACTCAAGAAGGGATTCGAGGTATGCAACATATCCCCAAGTAGGACAGTCCATCCCAGCAATTTCAAACTTTGAATCCATATCCATATCCTTCTCAAACCGTTCACGTAGGTTCATTTGTTGGCCTCCTGTCTCATGGATGTTAAGTCTTCTGTTATCGCCCAAGATCCACACTCATTGCATCTAATTATCGTTTCTGGGGTAAAAATAAGCTCTCGAAACCTGTGATAGCATTCTAGACAAATATAATTCTTAAATATTTCCATTCACTCCTCCTCCTCAAATGTTTCTTCAAAAATAATGTCTTCCGAATTGCAGAATGGGCAAATATCAATAAGCTCATTTTCTTCAACATCAAAAACCTCTCCACACTCCATGCAGTTATAAGTGTCTTTTTTCATTCCCCTGCCTCCATTCGTTTAGAAAACTTATCAACCATCCCCTGTGCGAGCTTCCTTGGATTATCTACCGCTGCAAAAGTAAATATTGACTCATCACCTCTGGCGATAGTTTCCAACACTCCCAACAACTCCGCCCTATCAGCCATCAATTGTGCTATTTCTTTCGCAGGGTCTTTCATGTCGGCGCAGGCATTTACGCATTGGACGATTCTCTCTGCATCTTCAATTTTCCTGATTGCTTTTGGTACATGTGGCGATACAATGTCAAAAGCGTTAGATACGATACATATTTTTTCATCATTTTCCATATCCACTAATTCAACTCTCCACGGCTCTTTTGTGTGGTTATTCATTGTTGGTCTCCTTTTGAGACGTCCGATCATCATGTTCTAGGAAAACCATTCCTTTCTTCCATACAGCAAGTATCTCTGGATTGTCATAATCGAAATAGCCATCATCATCCTGATAATCTTCATCATCAGCATAAACACTTACTTCCTCCATGCCTTCACCAGAAATGTCCACAAAGTCCTCTTCCAGTATCCATAACGTAACTGATTTTGCAGGAACATCATCTTCCAGAAACATAACCTCTTGGTTGAGTTGTTCCTCTGTTAATTTTTCAAGCTCTGCCTTTAACTCTCTATAATTCATACTTCCTCCCCATCGCCACGCCTCACGTTCATGAGCGTACACTCCTTGCCGTCGTCAACAACGACCCCGTACACGATCCGGCTTTTTATCGCTACAGGGTATATCTTGCCAACAAGGCCGGAATACCAGAGTCTGTTATCACTGCAGTTTGTTATTCTGATGGTCATTCTCTCACCTCACCAAGTATTGCAATAACAGCAAGTCCGATAAGTCCAAGCAGGCAACCTAATGCAAACCCAGCTCCACCACTGCGACCTCTCTTCTTTGCCATACTTTTCCCAATAAACCCCATGATCAATAATATGATCAACCAAATAATATAAAACCCTTCCATGTTATTTCTTAATCCTCCTTTAAGATTGCCGCCTTGACTGCGACGGCTGCAGATCCACTACACAATAACAACGGAGGGTTAGGGGACCCTCGACGGCTGACCGGAGGACTCGAACCTCCCGGGATGATTACCGTTCCGTTTGCCAGCCCGGCCCCGGCCGAAACACGGTGACCGTCAGATCAGTTTGTTTAACCGGATGACCTGTAAGATCCGGTGGCCGTCTTACCACAGCCAGCTAACCGCTTGATCAAGCAGATTGGAGATGAAGGGAATCGAACCCTTGCCGCTTCTGGCCGCCTTACATCCCCAGGTGCAGGACTCTCACCTGCTGTCAGCATCCACCGCAAAGATGCTGTCTGTCGGATATGATTAAGGCAAAGTAAAGGAGTAAACCTTTGCCCTTTTAACTGAACAGTGCATCAACGTCCTCGTCTGGTGGTTGGGTTGCAGGATTCGTTGCTTCCTGTTCTTCAGGTGCTGGATCTGATACCTGATCAGATTCTTCTGTTTCAGCATCCTCATAGGAGAGTTGGGGGTTGTCTGGATAATAAA